ATGGGCAAACACAGATTCTAAGGTTGTTTTAGGTTCTTCTCAGACAATCCTTGGTGGTAACCTTGAGATCGGTAACAAAGTTGCTTCTGGAACAGGAGTTGCTAGAATCTTTACTCAAACTGCAAGAGCAAGACTCTTTGATGATGATAGAACTCAAACTGTTGAGGCATTCACTAAGGCAAATGACATTACGATCGCATCTCTTGGTGGAACTACAACTATTAGAAACTCCCTGAAAGTTCAGGCATCTGCAGTAGTCGATTCTAGCATCATTTTAGATGGTGGAACAACAGCAGGTATTGTTGAGATTGTAAGAGGTAGATTCTCTACTCCTATCACTCTCCACAACTTAGGTTCACTTGATGTTCCCAATATTGATTTCTATAAGTATTCAAACACTGGTAGATTTATTGATACTGAAGGTAACAGACAGTGGGGTGGATCACAAGACCAAGCAGGTGGTGGTAGAATTGGAGGATTCGATAATCTACAAGCAGCACCTAATCCTCTTCGAACTGCTGGAACTTATACATTTAGATTTGCTGAAGGTGGAACTGGTTCTGGTGCAGCATTTGATATTAATGTTGCATTTGATGGAACCGTTTCAGTCGAACTAGTTGCTTCAGGTTCTGGATATGCTGATAATCAGACACTGACTATTCGTGATAGTCAACTCGGCGGCGGTGGCGCTCCTAATATCACCTTAGATATTAACGGTGTTACCGAAGCAAGTGATGTATTCATCCTGCCAATCACAACACCGTCTTCAAGTGACTTTGACATCGGTGATTTGATCCTTCTTGATCGCGGCAATGCTGCATCTCCTGATGCAGTTACTCCACAGGGAGGCACTGCTATTACTGGTCTGCGAGATCAGCAGTATTCTGAGATCATGCGTGTTGTCGGTCTCGATAACCTCACTAACCCCAATGATCCTAACGGTTTCAGAATCTCTGTTCAAAGAGCACAAGAAGGAACTGGTGATCCATCAACTGGTGAAGGTTGGACCAATCACCCCGATGGTTGTGTCATTGCTAAACTTGACAAGCAACCAGCAGCATCTTATATCACAGGTAAAGATGTTGGATCATTTGCTGATCCTAATGTTCCTGATGGTATACTGGATGAACCAAGAGCTGGTATTGATGGCACCAATGCTAATGTAAGAATTGGTGTTGCCGAGTTTGGTGGTGTTCTAACTACTCTTGATTACCTAAGAATTGATGGCGCTGAAATTGTTGCTGTTGCTGATGTTATTAGCACCGACATTCAATCCCTGATTGTTAATGATGGTGGAGATCCTGCAACTGTCAACTTTAAGGTGGAGTCTACTACTGGTAATACATTTATTGCTGGTGACCTTGCCACTGGTCTAGGATTTAATAAGTTTACTGTTGACAACTTAACTGGAAACACATTTGTTGCTGGAACTCTAACAACTGAAAATACCCTCACACTGAATGGTTCTACGGTTGTAAACAAACAGTTCTTCACTATTACAAATGGTGGTCCTTCTTACGATGATGATGGAATAACAGTTCTCACCCCATTGAGAACTACATTCCAAGTTGATACTGCAACTGGTAACCTCTTAATGAATGGTGGCAACATTAATATCTTTGATCTTGATGGAACTACCCCACGTCTGACATTTAATAATTCTTCTGGAGACTTTACCACTTATGGTGTATTGTCTGCTCTTGGTGATGGAACATCAACATTTGGTGGTGATGTTATTGTGACAGGAGACCTTACGGTCAACGGCGGAGACATCCAAGTCAACCAAAATGGAATTGAAATATTTGCTATTGATGATGATGGTTCTATTAACATTGGAGGAATTCAAAATTACTTCACTGCTAGTGGTGGACGTAAGTGGGTCATGGGAACTGGTAGCATCATCAACGGTGTCGCTAATGTTAATTACTTTATTGATATCTCTGGAACGGCATTGTTCAAACTACCTGCTAATGCTCAAATGGGTGATATGATTCGCATTATAGATATAAGTGGTATCCTTTCTTATGATAAGTCTCTTGTTGTAAGAGCACCAAACCTTGTAAGAATTCAAGGTTCTATCAGTAATACTGGCACATCTGTTACTGGAGTGTCTTTAGGTGAAAACTTCTCACTCACCCATAATGGTGGTGAACTAGTTGTTCAAACCCCCAATGCATCATTTGGACTTGTATATGCAGGAACTGTTGATGTTGATGGTGGACCTGGAGCAGCTCCAAACAAATCAGGTTGGTATCTAATGGACGTATAATCAAATGTCATTCTATCAAGAAATCAAGGCAGCAAAGGCAGCAGCTATTGGTACAGTAATGCCTTGGACTGGGGGTATCTCGGATATCCCCGATGGTTGGATTGTTTGCGATGGTTCTGCTGTCTCTGCAAAAAAATTTCCTCTTCTAGCAAGAGCTATTGGAGATACATATAATCTGTCAACTGCTGTAACTGAAGGACTTATTGATACTTTCAGTTTCAATGCTCCAGTAGTTGCTTCAAGAATTCCCGATACTTACACATATTCACCCCAAGATGGTAGTGGAGCAGGATCTACTTTTGCTATTATTGTTGGAGATGCTGGCACTCAGGGGGGAGGTTCTCCTAATGGGGAAGGCGGCACGGTAAGTATTGTTCTTTTAACTGCTGGTATTAATTATCAAGCAGGAGATGTTCTTACTGTTCCAAGTGGTAACTCAGGTGGTGGCGGTGATATTACTATTACGGTCGATACCGTAAGACAGGGTTCGGTTTCTACTTTTGGTGGAGAGTTTCCAAATTACACAGGAGAAATTATTCTTCCAGCAATATTAAACAAACCTCTAGTTGATATGGAGGTTGATTACCTTGGACCTGCATCTCCTACAGGAAGAGCATTTGACTTAGATTCAACAGCAGTAGCGGAAGTTACTCCATATATTGGAACAAATACAGATACTGGTGTTCCTACTTCATTCAATGATGTTGCAACAGATGTTGTTTTTGAATTAAATGAAAGAACTACACAACCTATTGATGGTGGTGGAATTTCTTATTATTATAGTGGAAAACTTCAAGGAAATACTATTATTCAAGGATCTGGTGAAGGAAATAAGATTATGTATTTTGGTCCTAGAAAGTTAGGTAGAGGTCACATTAAAGGTCACGATCATGGCGGAAGAATTGATTCTATTAAAAAAGATCCAGTGACTACGGTTGGAAAAGGTGTAATTCCATGGTCAAACATTGTCTATACATTTACAGCAGACTATACTGAAGATGGTAACGTTTTTATTACCGATGATAACGAATGGTTTGCACAGGCTGTGATGTCAGACTATGAGAGAGGTAGATCTGGTTTTGGTGGTGGTAGAGAAGGAAGAACTATTGCTGGTATTAACGCAGAAATTCCACCAATCAACTGGACTCCTTCAAATGTAGCTTGGAGTCCTGTCAAAGACGTTTTGACTCAGCCACAAACACATAGAACATTTAATGAAGGTGTTGGTTTGGTGAAAGGTGCTCTGTCTGGTGGTGTTTCTGGATTCAACAAAGGTGAATCAGAAGCACGCCCCGTTGACTACAAAGTTGGTGGTGGTCAAATTGATAATATTCCATTCGGATATACTAACTGGTATCCAGAACTTCTTGAATATGCAAGTCCATCAGGTGATCCTATCCAGCAAGCTAGATCCGTAATGGCCATTACGGATCCTGACCAATTTGTTGTGTATGATACTTTCAATAGTAATCCAGGTTGGGATTTTAACAGAACACAGAACAGTGCAGGAACCAGAGATCAAATTTTATCTCACACTCACGATGAATTTGATGTTGATTTTATAGTTACAGGTATGAGACCAGAAAATAGTATTAACGTATACGTCACTGCACCTGCTGATAAACTAAATCTTGATAATCAAAGAAATGTTGGTGTGTTTCAGATTAACTTTAATACAACACAACCTGGAATGACTTCAGTATATGTAATCAGAGCATACTAAAATGGCAGTCAATAACAATTACACACAAGTAAGAGCAAAGTATGGTGGTTACATCGGATCTATTCAGGTTCATGCAACTCCATACATTCAAACAACTAATGATCCCAATTCAGCAGATTTTATTCAGCATGTTCCCGCTGGATTTTTGAAATGTGATGGATCTATTAGAAATGCTTCAGATTTCTATGCTTTGTCTAAAGTTATTGGTGTTGGAGAGGGATGTAAATTTAAAAAACCAAACGTAACTTTAAGAGAAGCAAATCTAGAAACAGGAGATCTTGGTCAGTTTCAACTTCCAGATTTGGGTTCTAAAGTTATTATTGCCAACAGATCCACTGGTGACTATTTGAATACATTTGTAGGAGATACAGATGAAACTAGAGTTGGTCCTTCTGTTGAAGTTCTATGCAATGAAGGAACTCAGTTGACATGTGATTTTATTGGAAATTTTGTTGGTATTCCTGTTGAAGTGTCATATCCATTTAGAGGTAATCCCAAATATCAGTTTGAGAAAACATCTACAGAAGCGTTTTTGGATATTGAAAATTTTCAAGGTCATGCTCATAACGCAAATACAAACTATCTAAACTTTACTGCTCAGCACCTTGTTGGTGGTGATGGTAAAGATGGTGGTCAAGACTCGGGTAACTCTGGTTCTGGTAATAGATACGAAGCAACAGAAGATAATACTACGCTTGTTTCTTCGCATACTCATAGGATTGATCCGCCAACACAGTATAATAGTAGCTTTGCCTATCAACATTCTACGTTTAATATTCCTGCTGATAATGTCAGAACAACTTTGAATGTTTCTGTTGAGGATATTACTAAACTTGATGCTGTGACAACACCATTTATTATAGTAACTTACATTATCAAAATTTAAAGAGGTTGAGACATGGTAATTCCAAGGACGCAGTGTATCTCAATTATTGACGAATCTATTGGTAACCAGGCAAGAAACAATTACAACCAAAATCCACCACCAGCGCCTTATCCACAGAGTGTAAGTAGTAGTGATCAAGCAATTGCAAACGATTGGACAAGGTTTAGAGATCTATATCCTAATAATAATGGTAATGGTAGAGAGTTTTGGTTGCTACAACCAGGACGATCTTTTTCTGATCTGTTGAGACCATCCAGTTATATCAATGATTCACTAACTCATACTGTCACTGTTAGCAGAGATGATGGCATCGTTGCTAGTAGATCAGATTGGTTTGCTATTTGTCAGTTAGATGCACAACCACCAGGATCATATGTTGCGGTGTGGTTAGATGTTTCTGGTTCAATGACATTGAATACTGTTAGAGCATCATATGACTATTTTTTCGAAAGATGTGCTGCAGCAGGAATCAATATTGTTCTAACTGTTAGTGATAGTGGTGAAAGGTGGGCAGCAGATCATGCGGTTGATTTTCCTCCTTCAGCATCATTCTCTACTGATCCAAATTTTCTAACCAATTTTAACC